AATATTATAAGGGATGGCCTTTTGTACACGTGGCGGATTTGAAATCCTCGCTAAAGAGAATTTAATAGTAGTAGGTATATATTCACCCCCATTACCCCCAATTGTATAGAGTTTTAGAAGGGGGGGGCAATTGGGGGTACATTTGCTTTTACCGATATGCCCCGGAGTGGTTATTTTTGTGTGAAGGCAAAGAACATTTTCCTCACATATCCCAGATGTTCTCTCACAAAAGAAGAAGCACTTTCACAATTGCAGAGCATTCAATGTCCATCTAACAAGAAGTTCATCAAGATAGCTCGTGAACTACACGAGAATGGGGAACCACATCTCCATGTGCTTATCCAGTTTGAAGGAAAGTGTCAAATTACGAACGAAAGACACTTCGACCTCACTTCCCCAAGAAGGTCAACACATTTCCATCCGAACATTCAGGGAGCTAAATCAAGTTCGGACGTCAAAACATACATCGACAAAGACGGAGACACCATACAATGGGGGTCTTTCCAGATTGATGGTCGAAGTGCCAGAGGAGGTTGCAAAAATGCTAACGACGCATGTGCGTCGGCATTAAATGCTGGTTCCGCTGAAGCTGCTTTACAGATCATCAAAGAGCAGCTTCCACGAGATTATGTTTTTCAGTATCATAATGTTATTAGCAACCTCAATAAGATTTTTACGCCTCCAACGACGATTTACAAATCGCCTTTTAAAGTTGAACAATTTAACAATGTGCCGGAAGTTCTGTCTCAATGGGCATCAGATAATGTGAAAGCTTCCGCTGCGCGGCCGATGAGACCCATAAGCATCGTCCTGGAAGGTGAATCCAGGACGGGGAAGACGATGTGGGCCAGAAGCCTTGGTAGGCACAATTACCTATGTGGTCATTTAGATCTCAGCGCCAAGGTCTATTCAAACGATGCCTGGTACAACGTCATCGATGACGTAGATCCCCACTATCTAAAGCATATGAAAGAATTCATGGGGTCCCAAAGAGACTGGCAAAGCAACGTGAAGTACGGCAAGCCCACTCAAATTAAAGGTGGAATACCAACAATTTTCCTCTGCAATCCTGGCCCCAGATCTTCCTATAAAGAATATATGGATGAGGAGTCGAATGCAGCGCTTAAGGAGTGGGCTTTAAAAAATGCGATCTTCTACACCCTCGAAGAGCCACTGTTCTCCACCGAACATCAAGGCTCAACATAGGGACGCAAAGCGTCATAGGGCGACTAGACGGCGTCGCATAGACTGTCCTTGTGGGTGTTCTATATACGTTCACCTCGACTGCACAGACCATGGATTCTCGCACAGGGGAGTTACTCACACAATCGGAACTAGAGCGTGGCGTGTATATCTGGGAGGTGAACAATCCCCTCTGTTTCAAACTCCTCCGGGAAGACTATGGGGTGATGGGTCTCCCATACGACGAGATGAACATTCGAATAATGTTCAACAACTGTGTCAAGAGGAAGTTGGAGATTCACAAATGCTTCCTGGATTTAAAGATCTTTCTCCACTCACAGAGTCAGAACTGGAGATTTTTTCGAGCTTTCAAGTTTTTAATGATGTCGTTCTTGAATAGTATAGGTTCAATTTCTATTTTAAGTGTCCAGACTGCTATCAACAAAGTATTGCTTGAGCAGTTCGTCATTGTATCCCATTTCGAGATTAAATATGATATAAAATTCAATCTTTATTAATTGCTGATTGAGTCATAAAAATAGACCCGTATTTTTAGAGTTGCATACACTGGATTTGAGGCATGAGTACATGCCATATACAATAACAATGCGTTCTCAGTGTGGTTCTCGTACTTTCCAGCCTCCTGGTGATTGTAAACAACATAATTGTTACAATAAAAAAACTTATTAACTAACGCCTGTTCCTTCGACGCATACTGACCACCGGTGACTCCTACGTACCATCGTCTCATGACCTGAAAACGGTCTCGATAATCCTGCTTAACTGTAGCAGTACTGGGCTCATTGTCAAACATGTTGAACACCTGACCAAAATCCATGGGGGAGCCATAAGGCCTTCTATCACGTACCAAGAAAAACATTACGTGATTCGTATGGCTCTTAGCCTTGATGTTGTCGTCCATCCAGACTTTACCTTTGAACATCATGGATTTTATGCAGAAACGCTTACCAACACGATGGGTAAGACCAGTTCCGCGAGTAATATCTGAAACACACAGCACACTGCCCGTGTGCTTACAGTCGAACCGCTGATCGTAAGACTGAACCTTACAAGGACCTTCACACCCCTTTGGAACATCTCTCGAACGATACATCCTGTAAATTCTGGGCTTCCTGTACATGGGTCGGTTCCTCCAAGCTCTTCGCTTGTACGTGTTTGGGACAGAAACGGCAGGTGCAGGTAGTGCCATAGGGGTTGCGAAGCTGAGTCTTCTCCGTACGTTCGACATCGGCGAAGAGAATGCTGTATCGAAACTCCGCTTGGTCATGGTTCCTGCACCTCAATATCTGAATAATCTGGCGCAATAGATCCTCGCCTATACTGTCTTGGGGGTACGTGTCAATCACCAATTGCACGTACTTTATCGCAAGCATACATCGAAGACCGTGTACGGTATGGGGAAACGGGTTCTGCAGAGGATCCCACATCTTTAATTCAAATACCAACTTGCGCAACAAGTTTATAGTGGAGAAACAGATAAATAAGGATTGAGGCTGCTTCCTGATTGGCTGAAATCAAAGATGTGGGCGCCACAATAAAGGGGGGGCGGGCGCGGCCATCCCTGT